TAATTCTGGCACGGCTAGCAGGAATCGAACCCACATTCGTAGGGTAGAAGCCTACTGTATTCTCCATTATACTATAGCCGTATTGGTGCGAGTACCCAGACTCGAACTGGGAAGCCGAAGCGGAAGATTTTAAGTCTTCTATGTTTACCAATTTCATCATACTCGCAGTTACTCTATTATACATCAAACAATCTTGCAAGTCAACAGTTGGTACCTCGAGTGAGATTCGAACTCACAGAATTTCTCCTTTTGAGAGAGACGACTTTTCCAATTTGTCCATCGAGGCATTGGTGGGCTGACTGAGAATTGAACTCAGACTCAATCGATTATGAGTCGATTGCTTTACCATTAAGCTATCAGCCCAACATTTGGCGGAAGATGTGAGAGTCGAACTCACTCACCGTATCACTACGATGACAGATTAGCAATCTGCTGCATTACCGTCCTGCCCATCTTCCAAACTTTGGCACCCAATGAAGGAATCAAACCTCCACTTCTGCGTTCGTAGCACAGCGTGATATTCATTTCACCAATCGGGTATTGGTACCTCGTGACAGATTCGAACTGCCGACCTTCTCCGTGTAAAAGAGACATTCTACCACTGAAATAACGAGGCATATTGGCGGAGAGTGTGAGATTCGAACTCACGGAACATTTCTGTTCGACAGTTTTCAAGACTGTTGCCATAAACCAGACTCGACCAACTCTCCATAACTTGGTTCCCGATAGTGGTAACGATCCACTCGCCTATCGCTTATCAAGCGATTGCTCTACCTCTGAGCTAATCGGGACTAATTTTTTGGTGCTGCCTAGTAGAATCGAACTACTTTCAATGGTTCTTCAAACCACCGCTATGACCACATCAGCTAAAGCAGCATGGGGTGTTTAATGAGGATCGAACTCATACTATCTCGGTCACAGCGAGATGTGCAGACCACTACACTATAAACACCATAATTGGTAGGAGTGTTCGGGAACGATCCGAATTTTACTGGTTAAAAGCCAGTTACTTCACCTTAAAGTTTCACTCCCATATTTTTACCAAACAAAAACACACTGAGTAGGAGTCGAACCTACATTTAGTGCCTTATGAACACCATCCTGACCAATTAGATGATCAATGTGTTTCTGTTTGGCAGGGGGTACAAGAATCGAACTTGTACTACTTGAGTCAAAGTCAAGTGTGCTACCACTACACCAACCCCCAACAGAATCCTGAATTGTAAAAGAACATTTTAGCACGATGGCTATAAAACAAAAAACCCTCTGGATTTTCATCTCAGAGGGTTTGGTAAGTAAACTGCGTGTGTCAGTTATGTACTTGCCAAACCCCCAGAATCCTCAATCGCATTATATCCAAATGATGTGCGTGAGCATGTCCAGCCACTTAATAGCGGGAGATGTTTCTGCGAGGATATATTTCTTAAGTTCATGATTGAATTCTACTACACCTTTGGTTATTTGTCAAGCACTATCTGGATAACCCTACAACTTGTAAGGTTTTTCAGACAGTAATCTATTTAGTCACTATCTTAGTTCATTATTGAATTAAAGTCAACTTTTTCAACTCTTATTTTACATTTCTCTAAAAAATCAATACCAAGTTCATCTCGATATGATTCCCGAAAGTAAACATGTTCTATTCCTGCACCATGTATTAACTTAGCGCAATGAATGCAAGGAGCATGAGTACAGAATAAACTGGAGCCATTGCCTGATTCACCATCACGAGCCAATTTGAGTATTGCATTTGCTTCAGCATGTATTACCTCATCTTTTGTTACTGTTGTTATCGTGTCATCTGAATGCTGCACGATGTTCTCACATTCGTTTGTCCACCCAGATGGCATTCCATTATATCCAATTGAGATGATACGATTATCTTTTACGACAACCGCACCGACCTGCAATCTAACTGCACTGGACAGCTGAGCAAAACGCTCGGCTGTATCCATGAATGCTTCTACCCACTTCTGTTTCATCGAACAACTGCCTGACCAATTACTGCTCCAGGTTTCTTCATCGCTTCTTCACGACGCTTCTTGTATTCTTCGTTCTCTACAGGTAGGAGTTGGAATGTATTTGGTTGAACTGCAGATACCTTTGGTTCATCTTCCAACTCTTTGAATTTGTCTTCACGATTCTTGTTCTTACCTGCTGGCATAGTCAATCGTTGCGCATCTTCTGTTGCAATCTTAAACTGCACGTATGCACGATATACATCACCCTCTTTGAATACAGCAATGTTCTCTCGTTTGAACATACCAATGGCTTGCTTCACACGAACCTTGGATACACGATCAATCTCTCGTTCAACAGCAGAACCAGATCCAGCAGTCTCAAGTGTAGACTCACGAGTAACAGAATCAACATCTGTTTTCAATCGTGCGGCAAGTTGAATCTTAGCATTCAATGTTGCTTTGTCGATGGCAAACTGCATATCTTTCGATACATCAGTCGCAGTAACTACGATAAACTTCGTGTCATCTGGATCTTTTGCAAGATACCATTGAGGAATATTATCGAGTTTATTGGCAGGGATCTCAACTGTTTTGTTGGGATCTCCCTTAAAAGTTGAACATCCAGATAAGGCTACCATAGATGCCACTACACAAGTCATAATATATTTCATTTCAAGTTCTCCGTTTAATAACAAAATTGTGGTAAACCACTCGCCTAGCATTAATAGGCACTGACGCAATCTGACGATAGATCTCATCCCTCGTCATACTACTACCAAAAGTAATCTTAACTTTGGTGAAGACTGCCATCAGTGTATCTTTACTTTCGATAGCATTGGACATTATGTCTGCTTGCCACCAGATACCATTCGGTAAAGTCAACTTACCATGTAAGAGATTACTCTTAATTCCATCATAGGGATACATCATATGCATCTTGTCATCGTATACACTAAACAAGTAAACATACATTGGCTCTCTAGTTATTACATCAAATGGATATTTCTGTCCATTATATGCAAAGTTACTGGCATTCTCAATGTCTCCTGCCAGTGGTCTGCTCGGGTCAAGTTCAATCTTAACCTCAACAACACAAATATCTTTCTTCTGTTTTACCTTCTCGCTTAATACTTTCTTTAAAGTACCAGCAGATTCAATCTCAGTCTTCTTAACATATTCGCATTCAATGCCTTCTGCGTTTCGTTCTCTGCAAATATGTTGTTTCTTTACTTCAAACTCTTTCTCAGCGTAGCGTTCAATAGCATCATTGACAGCAAGTGCTTTTGCTATGTTACAGTCTTCTGATTCGCCAGTTCCAAATGAAACATCTGCGTAAGCATTGGCACAAATCAACAACCATAATATAGCAAACTTCTTCACTTTATACTCTCGAGTCCTCGATAATCTTATCTAATGCAGCGACTGCATCCCAATATTCTTCTGCAAGTCCTCTCCATTTAGTGACTTCTAATTCGTCACCTTCCCAGCGAGCCCATGACTTACCATCCCAAGTACAATACTGAGGAAAATCCCATGCAACAGTAGTTACTTCGTATCGACCAATATATGCAGGATTGACACTGGCATCAAACCAATCAGTGCGTTCTAAATCAGTTAGTTCTTCTTCGAACTGTTCTTCTTCATAGCGTTCCAAATCATCAAGAGCATTGGTGAAGTCAAGAATGTCTTCAGGTAGATTCTCAATTGAATTACGATCTGTCCAATCCATCTCATAGTATTCGTCAAAGCCATCTTCGAAACGACCAGCAAATCCCATTCCAGGTTCGTGATACATTGCACGAACAGTCCAACCCTCTGTCTCTAAGAATTCATACATAATGACTGGAGGAGACCATGGTGAATCAAAGTGTAAGACTATTGTATTGTCATCTTCTCGTTCCCAATCCATGATGGAAACATCCCACTTACATCCCCAGTTCTCGCATGACCAAGCATAATCCCACTCACCTGCAGGGTTTGGTCGCAAATAGTTAAATGGTTCAGCCTTCTCTTTTTGAAGTTCTGTTTCAAAACCATCAATCACTTCTTTATTATCGTGGTGCAATGTTGCACTGTTATAACACCAATTTGGCATAATATATCTCCTATTTTATATCATTCATATCAAATCTACGAACAACTATTCCATTCTGCTGGTATCTGGTACGTGCTTCTTGGATTGTAGCTGCAGTCTTGTGGGTTGCGTTTAACTTAGCATTTTCCTCAGCAGTAACAATGACTACTTTATTATACCTAATAAAATAATCTTTAACTTGTTCCACTGACTTAAATGTTTTTTTAACTACCTTGTCTTTTATAATACCGAGTGGGTATTGATGTTCGATGTTAAACATTCGTTTACCATCTTCGTATGACTCTCTTCGTTGTCGTTTAGTACCTTGAAGTGATTCAAACTTCTTGATTGCTCCCTCGCTCCACCATTTACAGTTTCTAAGTATATGTGGAGTGGCATGAGAGCAAAACTCATTCTCGCAAGAAATAAAATCTGATACGATCCTACAATCGATATCAACTGCTTTCTTTTTAGCATTGACATGGATGTCTGCAAATTGAATATCGAATACTCTTTTTGCAAAATGATCTACTACTGTTTTCACTGAATCGTTCATAATATAATTATACTACAGAAGTTATTACAAGTCAACAACTTTCGTCTTTGGAACTCTTACTAAAATAGTTCCTTTATCGTATTCAAACATATCCTTTGCAATTTCGCAAGTATATACACCATCATCTGTAGTCCAATTAACACCATCTTCTGATGTCATCTCTTGTCTAAACAGTTTTGCTGTTTCAAACTCTTTAATTAGAACTACAACTTGATTGGGTGTATAAACTCTAACCTCTGCTGGTAGTTCTAAATTGGTATCAGTGTTTTTAACTTTTACTATTTTCATTGGATTTCTCTTTTTTAACAGGTGGTGGAATAATTCCTGCATCACTCACTAGTTTATGTGTAATCTTTGGATACATTTTATGTAACTTTTGATCTTTAACAGCGATAAGAATTGCAGCTTCTGTAGGATGAATTCCTTCCAGTAAGCCAATAAACAATGCTTCTCGTTTAAGTGGTTTAAGATCTGCACGCATGAATACATACATCTTCTTACATTCAGTGAACAAATTTGTATCAGTCATTCCAATTGGTTGATCAGCAGGTTTGAATGGTGGTTCACCTTCAGGTAATAACATCTTGTGAGTAGGTAAAAATGCGTGGGCAAATAAAACTTTCAACAAGAATTCATTTTTGTGTTTCTCAATTGTCTTGGGATCGTCATTGATCTCCTTGAGCATTTCTGTTATGTATTGTTTCATTTAAAAGTCCTCTATTTCGTCAAGCAATAATCGGCAACGATTTTCCATAAGATAGTTCATGATTTTCATCTTATCAGTGTTCGGAATAATATTTAGGTATGTGCCGATAACATCTGACTTGACTCCATCTGGAATAAATTGGAAGTCGACCAAAGTCGCATTGCGTTGCCAGTTGCGTCGTTCCTCATCATTCTTACAAGCAATGAATCCATTCTCGAAAAATTCTTGAAGTCGTTTGGCACTCATTGGTTTCTGTCTCTCGCCTTTCATGAATACATCGTCTTTGCTTAGGATGTTTGGAACTCCATCACCAGTATCACCCTTAACGATATGTTCAATCTTATGTTCAATAATTTCTTTATGAGAAGCAGTAATATATTTCTTCTGCATCGGAGACCATTGTTTCACATTAGGATACAATTGTAGTTGTTTAAAGTCTTTATCAGAAGAAAGGATAAGAATCTTTTGTGGTTCTTCAACTAATCCTTGTTGAACCATCTGATTATCTTGCGCCCACTCTGTCAATACAGCAATGATATCGTCTGCTTCTGCACGATCCACGTGAATAACACGATATGGAAAGTATGTGGCAAGATCAGTGCGCATTTCTGATAGTGTATCAAAGATTAACTTCCAATCGAGATCTGACTTTTCACGATTGCTTTTACGCATACCCTTGTAATATTCGAAGAATTCCTTGCGCCAGTATTTACGACCATCGCAACAGATTACCATCTCTCCATATTCTTTACCATACTTTTTCTTGTATGATTTGAGTGTAGACAAAGTTACGTGACGAATCAGATTCTTAACTTCTGATTCAGTTCCTTTCAACTCACGCTGGAAGGTAAGGATGGCTGCAAGTGCCACCTGACTATAATCAACTAATATCATATTAAAATGCTCCCAGCAAAATACATTCTTCATTGACACGACCATTTGGCACAGTTGGCTTCGTGGTCAATGTCTTCATTGCGTTATTCAATGGTCGCTTACCAAGTGTTAGTCCCTTAAAGAATACATCTGGTTTGCGCAACATCAGCGTCTTGGATTCTTTCACATCGAATCCGATAATTGTAGTACCCTTAACTGTCAGCACATCGTTGATGGCTTTGTAAACAGTTACCTTACGATATTTGGTATTGTATACCCATACCTCAGACGATCCAACAATCGTCTCTGGCTTGATTGACTTGAGATTAAACTCTGCAAAGTCTTTCATGTACTTCATCTTGGCAACCACTTTACTTGGTGGTTGTGGTTTGCGTTTACGTGGTGCACGATTCGCTTTAGCAGTCTGCACTTGTTGTTGGCAGTCTGCAATGATAGTCTCTACGAACTCGACAAACTTCTTTAGTTCTCTACGTGTTAGGTATGAGTAACCCTCTGTGAGTTGTTCATCATCACCATCAAGTGCTTCACGCAATTCTTGTGCAGTGCCTACAAACAATTCACCGATTCGTTTAGCGATGGGTGCACCAACTTCATTGGCAAGCAGATAGTTCTTGGCAGAGAAATTACTCTTACCACGTGTAATGATCCACTCATCAATCGCACCCTCGAACTCACCAGCATGTTCTCTGGCTTTGTCTTCCATTCGTTCTTGAATGGAGATCACATTAGTTGGTGCTTTGACAATCTCAACTTCTTCGACATATTTGGTTGCATCAGCCAGCAATTGTTTCAACTTGTTCGTAAAGAATGGGCTGTATGAAGACAATTGTTTTAAGTCTGTCTGTTCATTAGTCATGAGACGACATAGTGATCCAAATGTTTGGAAATGAAAATCGGGGAGTTTCTTGAGTTGTTTAGCGATCTTGGGTTCTTTCTTTGAGAAGAACTCAATCGTAAACATTTTCTGTTCTTTTGACCCAGTGTGCACTGAGTAGTAACCCAACGCACGACTCAGACTGATTGTAAAATCAATCTGGTCGATTGTTGGTTCGAACTTCTTTTGTGACAACAGAATAGCATTATTCTTTGCACGTCGTTTTGCAGTATTCACAGCCATAGGTTTGTAACCTCCATAATATAATATCTATTATACCGCAATTCGCAATTAATGTCAAGCACTATTTTGCAGTGATTTTCTCGTATAGTTCCACGAAGTCCTCATGGTCTGCAACTTCCTGTGCGAGATTCTGTTTATGATACGTCTTTGCAATCTTTGAAATAACTTTCTTAGGAATTTGCAATGTATCAGATTGTTCCTTAACTATTTCTCGAATGAGATCTCGTTCTGCTTCAGTACGAATCATTGAGTTGCTAATCTCTTGAATAGCCCCTTGTAAATCTTTCTTCTGTTCGGGTGTCAATGCGTAGTTCATTTGTTACCTCTATATGTAAATCCAGAACTGCCACTAACGATTCCACTTAGAATCAATGTAGCCATCCATGTATCAAATGTCAATGGGATTGCCAATGCAGGGAATAATGCATTGAGTGACCAGATTGTTGCAATTGGCATAATAATTGCCACTGCAATAACGATTGCCAATAAAATTAAAATTTTCATAAATCAAACTCCACTTTAGTTACTGAGTCCCAACGGAAACTTCTCCACTCTCCGACTTCTGTATCGAAGACACGAACTGCGGATCCAACAATGCTGGTATTCTCACTTTCGCTTGTACCCTTTGGACGCTTGTCTGTTGGGATTTTGCTTTCGATGAGGGTACACTGCATTTTGCGTTCACTTCCATCTTTCTTGGTAAAAGTAACACACACACCTGACTTGAGATTTTCATCGTGTAATAGTCCTAAAGTCCAGTTTTTAAAATCTTCAAACTCTTTTTCATTGCTGAATACTGTCTGCATTCTCTAATCTCGCTTTCATCTCATTAAAAATTGGACCAAAGAATTCCTTGAACTCTTTGTTGCTGAAGAAGGCTGTATGTCCACTATCAAGGATAACTTTACCTGTTTCTTCATCGGTAAGTTTACTGGTGATTGTAAATTCTACCAGATCGTACTTGTGCTCTTTTATCTTTACAGTCTTTAGTAGACCTGCACGATAAAATTCTGCTTCGTAATTAAGACTCATATATGTCCTTCTTGTGCTTAGGTTGACGAATGTACTGAACCTTACTCTCAACTACACGCATGCGGTATTTGGGAGTACGAACATCCTTTGCAATAGGATTTCTAGGTTTCATTCGTTTATTATACATGTCTTTCTCTTACAAGGCAAATTTCTTTAATAGTTCTTTCGCATCTTTGCAGTCGTCCATCAGATTATCCATCTCTGCGAGAATAATCATTTGTTGCAGACTATCTGCAAGTTGCTGGTCTTCGTCATCTAATAGATTATACCATTCCTCGTATTCTTCCACTGAGTCCAAAGACCACATATGGTCTAACATCTCAACTTGATACTCGGTTAGGTTATTAATCTGAATCATGCAACTTCCTTAATGTTCGACCACTTGGCTAACTTTGCTCGCTTGGCTTGTGCTGCTCTTGCAACTGCACTGGCATCGATGATTTCTTCTTCAGTCAGCATCTCGATCATGCAAAGCAAATCACCAATTTCTTCTTCGAGTCGTTCACGATTCGTAGCACCCAAGTGCTCACCATCAACTCCGAATCGGAACACCTTACTTATTGCTTGCGCAACTTCAGCACACTCTTCTTGACAGATAAGCATGATTTCTTCCTGTCGTGCTGTTTTCATTCTATTCACTGCAAATTTATTCATAATCACCTTTCAAAAATTAGTGCTGGTTTTTCTTTATAGTCTGTAACCAGCAAAAATAGACTGCTGTTTTGGCTGTTTAAGGTCTGCCACGGATATCCCTCCAGTAAGACCGATGGGGTTTTTAATCCCAATTCTTTTTATCACCGAATCGTTCGTTGAATTCATAACCCATAGCATATGCACGCAATTGAATCCCATGCATATCTTTTGCTTCTACACGATCACCATTGTAAGTGCCTTCTGGATACCAATGAGGATTTGGTGGACGATGATAGTAACTATCAGCAGCACCACGATCAAAAGGACTACCATGAGTGCGATCAAATATCTCGCCTTTATACTCAACTGTATTCTTTTCTTCAATAATCATATTCATTATGCTTCTCCATAATATTGAGCATCATCGTTTGCCATTTCATCTGCATAAGACAAGAACTCGTACTGTTTTTCAATTTCTAAATTCTCACGCTGTTCAAATGCGTCTTGTACCATTTGAATTGGAATGTTAAGTTTAATTGCGATAAATTTGGCAGACATACCTTGTTCAATTAAGTCATCAATTTCCATTGCTAATTCTGCCATTTTACTCATAATTATACCTTTGAAATTTGAACATCATAAGAAACACGATTCATCTTGTGGTCATACACTGTCATCGTTGATGCAATACCGATTGCATTAAACATATTTTCAAACAACTGACGAACAACTGTATTCACACCAACTGAATCACCAACACCACGCTTGATAGCTGCACCTGTCGTATAGAAAGATACACCATTCACAATTACACGATATTTCATAATCTATCCTTACTCAAATTCATAAAATTTTACTGCTGGATCCAACTTCTTGAGTTGACTTGCAGCATAGACCAACTCTTTGTATTTTGCGTTAACCACACTTCGTGGAAGTTCACCATCGCAAGTCAAATTCTCAGGACTCAAATCAGAGTCAATACAATCTGCAACACGCTGACGATCAGCATGAGTGTCTAAACAATATCGAGTGCTTTTGAAGATAGCATTCCATTGGTTTTTCTTAGCGATGTAGGCATTTAATTGCTTCATTTTCAGTTCCTTTTCAATTTTCATACAACTATTATACAGCAATATGCAATTAAAGACAAGCACTTTTTGGCAATAAAAAACCCCTGTATCTACAGGGGTTTAGGGGGTTAATAACCCTACAGATCGTGGGGTTATCCCTAAGTTAGGTTATTTTTGAAGATTTTCCAAGCATTTTCCCAACTCCATCGCTGGCTACCCCTTAACACTCTATCCCTATTTAACTGTAAACAACCATCAATTGCATCGCTAAGATTGTCATTCATGAATCCAGTTTCTGCTTGATCAATAACATCTAATGGTCCATCGCATGGGAATGCTGCAACTGGAGTACCACAAGCCATCGCTTCGATCATTACAATACCAAATGTTTCCCATTGACTAGGAAATACAAACACTTCAGCATTTGCATACCATTTGGCTAAATCAACACCAGTCTTAAATCCAGTAAAGATTACCTCAGGATACTGTTTCTTGTATGTTTCAAGCATTGGTCCATCACCAACCATAACTTTGTAGTATCCAGGATAATCTAATTTAAAAAATTCTTCAAGATTCTTTTCTTTGCTAACACGAGAAACACAGAGCAAATATTTACCATTGATATTGTCGTTTCTGTGCGATGGATTAAATATTTCTCTATCAACACCACGAGTCCATGGAATAACTTCTCCACCAAACCCATGTGCTTTAAGATCTTTCACCATTGTCTCAGTGGTTGTTAATACCTTACCACTATGTTTATGAAACCAGCGAACAAATCTCCATGTTATCCACTCAGGAATGCCAAATAGGGTTTTAAGTCCCTCAGGAAACTTAGTATGATAAGCAGTATTGTGGCTAATACCACATTTTGAAAGATATGCTCTAGCCCACAAACCCAAAGTACCTTCGGTGGCGATGTGGATATAATCTGGATTGATCTCCTCAATCTTCTTGCCCACCTGCCACGGAATG